CCCCACACGCCCGGGGCGACCTGGAGTGTGGCTGAGCAATACTACGCGGCCCTTGTGGCGGCAGGTGTGACCCCTCAGACCCCTGGCCCCCTTGGTGGATTCTTCCCTGGCACGAACGACGTGCAGGGAAGGGAAGAGGCGGTCATACGCTGGCTAACGATCCGCGGCACCGGGCCCTTTGCTGGGTCGCCAACCCTTCAGGTGTTCCGCGGAATATCCCCTCAACTCGACAAGCAGTTTCGTGACGCAATTTACGCACGGGGCAAACGATCAAAGAAACCCGCCCAAGACATCCTTGTCTGCCTTGAGTACATGTCGGGATTCAATCCCGTGTACCGAAGCCCCACCCCTCATGTAGAGTCGGAAGGGTCTCGGCCCGCCCAAACCGTTCACGAGCAATTCAAAGCCAAGCAGGCAAATAAAAGACGGTATCGCAACAGCAGTCGCCCCGCCCCTATTTTACGCTAACCCTCAGTTAGGAAGATCATGTCAACAGTCACTGAATTCAAGATGCCAACCCTGCACCCCATGGACCGCGTGATGGTGTCGCAGGACCCAACGTGGGCGAGCCCCATACCCGGATGGATCACCAGGGTAAAGTCCAACGGGGCTGATATAGCCGTGCTGGCCTTAGGGCGAGTTATGCTTTTCCACGATTCCATGTACTTCGATGACCCGCGAGTCAAGGAGAGGCCACACCTCTTCGACGACGGAGACCGCGGCGTGTTTCGCTTGGCGCAATCCGAAGAAGACCAGCGGGCGGTAATGTCCGAGCTATCCTCTCAGCGAGACATGCTTGACCAGTTGGTTGCTGACGTTGCCGTGATGTCGCCTCCGGCAGCTCCCGAGATTCCCGTGGCCCCTAAGGCCCCGAAAACTCCCAGGAAATCTAAGGCAGGGATGTAACCTATGAGCCTATTGCAGCAAATCACCGAGCTTTGGCTTGGGCAGATTGAATTAGCCAAGGAGGCTAAAGAGAAGCAGTTCGGTGAAGCTGCGCGCCGAGCGTGGAAGTACCTCGGGCATGAATACCGCCCGCTTATCTATGAGCAGAGTGGAGAGCACGAGTTCCCTGACGAGGAGCAATCACGGCACGAGCCAATTATTGTCGGCAAGAGCCAGGAGTTCGTGGCTCTGATGCTCCCTTACATTCACGCTAAGGTTCCTAACCGCGTCGTGTCCCCCAGCCGCCCGCCACTCACCCCAGAGTTAATGGCGATTGCGGGGCAGGCGAGGCAGGCTGTGGATTTACAGGACAGTACCCGTGCGTGGTTGATGCAGTTTTGGCTTAACTACATCAGTCACGAGGGGTATGATCTGGCCCTTGAGGCGAGGACGGCCCTTCCAGAAGCACTGGTTAAAGGGGCGTGCGTGGTGTGGCATGAGCTTACTGACGGCCCTTACGGGTTAATGCCAGCGAGCTTTTCGGACACAATCGACTCTCTGTTTATTGATCCGGACGCGGAAAAGATGCGGGATGCGTCGTTCATTATTCGTCGCCGCCGCATGAGTACCTGGCAGATCGCCGAGCGTTTTGACATCGACCCGGATGAACTGCGGGGACAATTCGAGAGCAGCACGCAACGCTCTCTTGATGCGTCACGGCCACAGTCGTCAGAGACAGGTGACGTTGGTGAGTACTACGAGATATGGAGCCGCATGGGAGTCGGCCATAAGTTGATCGACGCCCCGCAGGACATGCAGGACGCCAAGGCCGCGCTAGACACGCTGGGACCGCATGTCTACCTGGCTATCATGCCTGGAGTGGATCACCCCCTTAATCTCCCTGAGCACATCATCGAAAGCGAAGACGGAGACAATGAGCTACGGGAGAGGATGTCGTGGCCGATTGCGTTTTACGAAGAAACTTCAGATCCCTGGCCGTGTAGCGTATTGCGATTTTATCCCAATTCCCGCGACCCGTGGGCCCAGAGCCCGCTAGCAAACGGCCTGCAATGCCAGATCTTCCTCGACAGGCTCTATCAGTTCATGATGCGGCGAGTAAGAACGTCGTGTCGTGATATTTTCGTCTGCTCGGACGCCCTTGAGGAAGGCATAGTCGAGGCGATGGAAAGCGGTGAAAACTTCTCGATCGTAAAGGCGAGTGGTAATCCCGGGTTGGAGATGCGGAAGCTTATTGACATCCTTCAATTCCCGCCAGTAAATAGCGACCTATGGGAAGTAGTCCGCATGGTGGAGCGTCAGTTCGAGCGGGCGACAGGCATGACTCCACTGTTGTCAGGGGCTCAGCCAGACAGTACTCCCCGGAGCGCCACGGACGTTCGGGCTCGCGAGGGCCACGTTACAACTCGACCCGACGACTTTGCTGACATGACAGAAGAGTGGATGTCTCGGATCGCCGCCAAGGAAGCCCAAGCCACCCGTCTGTACATCCCTCCTCCTTCGG